TAATGAACCAAAACCAGCAAAGTTAAATCTTGCTTTTGAACCTGAACCTGTTAAATCAATTGTTCCTGTTCCGTCTAAACTTAAACCTGTTATTGTAGTTGTTGTATCACCTAAATTTAAAGTATCACTTCCTAAAGTTATTGTAGAATTTGCTAATGAAGCATTTGCGATATTTGATAATGTGTTTGAAGCACCACTAATTGTTTTGTTTGTTAAAGTATCAGTTGATGATTCTGTTACGACTGTACTATCAACAGATAAAGTTAATTCACTACCGTTTACACTTGAAGTTAATCCTGTTCCACCTAAAATACTAAAGCCACCGCCAAGTGAAATACTTGTAGATGTAGAACTGTCATCACTAATTGAAATTGTAGAATTTGCTAAATTAGCATTTGTAATACCAGCAGTACCAGATAAATTTGAATTTGAAATATTTGTAATTGTGTTGTCTGGTGCGTTAATAGTTTTATTTGTTAACGTATCACTTGAAGTTTCTGTAACAATAGAACCATCAGTTGATAAAACTATTCTGTTATTATCAATAGCAGTATTAATACCTGAACCACCAACAATCTCAAAACTACCACCTAAACTTAAAGTAAAATTAGTTGAAGTATCATCTCCGATAGTTATAGTAGGAAACGTGTTTGTAGTATCAAACGTTTTGTTTGTAATTGAAACTGTATTTGTTGTAGTAACAAAAGTACCAGCAGTTAAGGTTGTACCATCACCTATGGCAGTATAAATCTCATTAAAATTATCATTAATTAGATCACCACCATCACGTAGGGTACTACCCGTTCCGTCATTAGGTACTGATCCTATATTAATTGTTTGTTTTGCCATTGATTATACTCTCTCTTATATCTATATTTATAATCGTTTATTATGGGTTTGTGTTATCAAACGTAAATACATCAGCGTCAAATTTAATTAATGTATTACTGAATAATGGTTGAGATACTGCTATTTCAGCAGGTAAAGTAAAGTTTGTTTTTACTTTTTGACCATCTTCGTTAGAAGTCATTAAAAAGATACCTTCTCTACCATCTAAAGATGATTTAGTGCCTTGTACTTTAATTTCATTAAGTATTTGAAACGTTATACCACTTCCTGCATTATTAATACCAAATGCCGTATTTGCAAATTTATTAAGTGTACCAAATCTAGGACCTGCATAAGCAAAACCTTGTGATATGTTTACACTATCAATTGTTCTTCTAACTCTACTTGTATAATCAATTACAACGTTTGGTCGTTTTAAAGTTAAATCTCTTGTGTTTGATGTAAAGTGTTCTATAGTATCAGGATTTAAATCTACATCAGCAGGCAGGTTTGCGTTTGCTCTTAATGATGTTCCGTCATCTACTGTTCCTAATCTTCTACCAAATAATGTACTGAATAAAGTATTAAGTATAGAGAAGATAGGTGATTCTGAAACACCAGATATAACACCATCTACTGGTGCTTTAATTCTTAAATTAATTCTGTTTTCTAAATCAACTTGACCTGTAAAGTAGAAACCAGCAGTGTGCATTGTCTTTTTAAATGAATCACGCCAGTTATTAATTGATTGACCAACTTTTAATACATAAGAGAAGTCCTGATAGTATAAACTATCTTGTACCTTCATTGTTTGCTCAGAAACAAATCCATCTTCATTTAAGAATTTACCATCAGTATCAGCAATTGCTACAACATCTACAGTTGCACTTGCAACATCTAATTTACTTAAAGTAGCAGAACCACCGCTTGATGATGTAATTGTTTCTCCAACACTAAAACTGTTTGTAACTGTTTTTACTTTTAATAAATTTCTATTTGTATCAAAACTTACTTGTGTTGCCGTTGCACCTGAAGTACCACCAGTAATTGTGTCATCTTCAGCAAACGTTCCTGTTACGGAAGTTAGAATTAAATTTTGTCTAAACGCAAGAGTAGGTGGTGATGGAGAATTTTCATAACCTTCTCCTAATTCATTTGTTTTTAATCCGATTACTCTACCTATATCATTACCGTATGCTAAAACATTTGCACCTGAACCAGTTGATGATGTAACTGTTACAGTAGGTAAAGAAATATATCCACTACCTGTGTTTGTAATATAAACATCTGTAATATCTCCTAAATTGGAGTTAGTTTCACTTTCTTGTACAATTTTATCTCCTGTGTAAGTATCGCCTCGTGTTGTTTCTTCTTCTAAAACGATATGATCTTCACCGTCTGTTCCTGTTGTTCCTGCCTCTTGTCTAAAACCACCATTTACAACAGCAACAAATCCTGAAGCATTAACACCTTGTGTTCCTGTATTTGTAAAACTTAAATTATCTCCTACAGTATATCCTGATCCAGCATCATCAATTATAATTTCTGAAATACCACCTGAACCAATATCATTAATTGTAATACTAGCACCTACACCACCGCCAGTAATTGTAATTAAATCGGAAGTGGTATATAATGTTCCATCATTTGTAATTGTTTTTGTTCCTGGAACACCAGTTACATTTGCCTTAATGTAATAATCATCTGTATCACTTGCTGTTCCTATAATTTGTTCACCAATAATAAATGTACCACTTATTGTTTTTAAATTAACAACTAATTCAGAAATCTCTTTTGTTCCTAAAACAAATTTTGTAACTAATTCAATAATAGCAGTAGCACCTGAAGTCTGGCCTGTAACAGTACGACCTACTAAATCACTTGTATTACCTGTTGTAGCAATTGCTCTTAAAACTTTTTGTGTGTCCCATTGTCCGTCTGATACACGTAACATTTGTGTTCTAGGATAAAATGTTTCTGATACTTCATTGAATAATATTCTAAAAAATAACTCGTGTCCTTTTTGAGTACCTTTTAGTCGGTACATTGATTTAATATTTTTAATTAAATTTCTTTTATTAAGACCAGTTGCTAATTCTTCAGGTATTGTTTTTAGAAACTCATCTCTAAATTTAGATAAGAAGTCTGATATAACTTTATCTGGATCTCTAAAGTTTGTAAGTTGTTGAATACTTTGTACTGGATTAGGACGATACTTATTAATAACTGCTTGAGCACCAGATGAATTACCTGTAATGATTTCACCTATTTTAAATTTATCTTGTGCTGATATAAAGATTCTATTATTTGCTAAATCTTCCGATACAACAGTAGCAGTTGCGTTTGTTGTACCACCTGTTACAGTTTCACCTACTGTAAATTTACCAAAAGATGAATCTTCTAAAATTAATTTATCACCAGAATCTAATTGTGTTCTTTCTGAACTTATTTTAGAACCATCTAGTAATAAATTAAATGTACGACCTGTTTCGTTTTCTAAACTAATACCGTCTGTAGATTCAATACTGGTAACCTGCAACTCGGCAGATTCCATAAATGTAAAATAAGTTTTTAGAAATTGGGCAAACTGTGGGTGATCGTCAACTACAAAATCTGGTAATTGACTATTAATGAGCGTTGAGATTTTGTCATTAAATTTAGCCATTGAACATTAGTAACTTGTTGCTGTTGTATATCCAACACCTGCTTCAGATGATCCTCCAACAAACGTATCTTCAGCAACTGTTATATTTGAATTTGCTACATCTATTTCTACAATTTGATTTCTAACTGGAACAACATCATTAGAACTAGGAGTAACTGTTATTTCAACTACAGATGATGTAGCACCTCTTATGTTAGAAATAGAAGTTATATTTAAAGAACTAATTGTAATTTGGCCTGTACTATAATCAATTGTACCTTGTGTGTTATTAGCATATGTTCTAATACCAGATGATAGATAATATCTTCTTATGTTACCTTCTCCGTCATCATCTAAAAACATTTCATTAGAACTACCTGCAACAAAGAAACCAGTTGATGAAACTATTGGTTCGTGTCCTGAATGAGGATTGTAAATTGCATTTCTAAAATAAACATCATATCTTGTAGATGAATTTAAAGTAGGTGTAAATGATTTTCTAATATCAACTGTAGTTATGTTTGATAAGATTGAAGTATCAACGTCATCTATTAAACCTGTTAATTTAGAATATCTAAACACACCATCAAATTTTTGTAAAGTGTTTGTATTGTAATCTGTTATTGCGTCAATGATTTCTGATTTTAAAGTATCAGCAGTTTTTGTAGTTGCCTTTTTATTATACTTTGCATTTACTGTTAAGAGTACAGACGTTGTTTCTGGATCAACTATTTCTGGTCTTACAGACGCAACATTGTATGGTGTTAAAGAAGTAACAATATTTTGTTTTGTAGCATCCGTTAATGTAGAACCAGACGCCGCTTTAATAGCAATTTTTACAACACCATAAACTGGTGTTTCATCATCTTCACCACCCCAAGCACTTACTGATAACGCATTTGGATAAATTGATTTAACTAACGTTTCATAATCAGTTGTTGTAACTGCTCTATCTTGTGCTGTGTATTGTAATGGTGCATTATATCTAATTGACTCTTTTGATTCTGCCTCAGCACCACCTTGAGCACTTGAATTTGTTGAAACAGAAACATTTGTAAATCCACCAATTGAACCTGCTAATGTAAATGTTGAAGCGCCGTTTGCCTCTTCTTTATTTGAAACAATATATTCTAAAATAACAATATTACCATCTGATAAATTTTTACCTAAAATACCATCACCAAAATAAACTTCAAATTTACCTGTGTCAGTTTCTTGTAAGAAATATGCTTTTGTAGTATCATCTAAACTTTTTAATCCTGTTGCTAATGTATAAGTGGATAAAGATGTATCAACAGCAGAAGTTTGAACTGTAACTTTTAAAGTAGATGTATCAGCATTAACACTTGGTATAATAAATTTTTGGTCAGCGTCTGTACTATCAACTGTATAACGATAAGTTACTAAAGTACCTTCATAAAGATTTACATTTGAAAAAGTATAAACACCATCTGCTGGTGTAATTGTAATATCTTCGTTTGTAACAAACTGATATGGTAAACCATCTACTGTAGAAGTAAATGCTGTTCCCTTATTCATTGTTACAGAAGCACCTGTAGCATTGTTTAAAATAATATTTACATTTGCTACTGGAGATTTTGGAGATGACGGAGTATATCCTAACATCTTTGCTAATGAAACAATATTTTTTCTTATATCAGCACTATCCAAATATAATTCATTTGCTAACATATTAGCATTAAATCCTAGATAGTGAGTATT